CCGGTGGGGGCAACTATTTCCAACCGCGCGGGAAATTTGGGAAAAGGGGGTGCCGGACGTGGAAAAGGCCTTGTGGATTGCCCGAATCTCTGCGAGTTGTCGGGCCGCGGGAACCTATCGGGACTATTTTGACGATGTGATCGACACGCTGGCCGCCATCCTTGAACGGCGCGACGCAGCCGAGGCCATCTTCCAAGCCCAGGGCGGCGAAGTGCTGACCGAGCATACCAACAAAGCGGGCGCGACCAACTGGGAACAGAACCCGGTCCTCCGCCTGATCAACGATCTGAACCGGGACGCGCTGGCCTACTGGCGGGACCTGGGGCTGACGCCGGCGGGGTTGAAGCGCATCAACGAGGCGGAGATGAAGCACAAGCGACGGTCCGCCCTGGGAGAGGCGTTGAGCGGCATTGGATAGGCCGAGGGCAAAGCGATTCAAAAAGATTGCCGTGGCCTACGCGAAAGCGGCGGCGGCTTCGGCGGAGGTGGCCTGGCAAACCGCCGAGGAGGCGAAGGCCGCCGGAGTGATCGTGTGCGGGGCCGAGGTACAGGTCGCGGCGCGCCGATTCCTGGCGGATCTGGAACGCAAGGATCTGAAGCTGCGCACAAAGGACCCGGATTTTGTGTGCAACATCATCGAGCGGGTGATGGTGCACAACCAGGGGCAGGCGCTGGACGGCACGCCGCTGACGGGCACGCCGCTGATCCTGCAGCCGTGGCAGGTGTTCGTCGTTTACAACCTGGTGGGCTTTTACTACAAGGGGCGCAACGAGCGACGCTTCAAAGAGGCTTACATCGAGGTCCCGAGGAAAAACGGCAAAACGCTGTTCGTGGCGGCGCTGGCCTTTGCGCTGGGCCTGCTGGAGCGCAAGAGCGGCGCGAAGATCTACATCGTGGCCGCTTCGCTGAAACAGGCGACGCAATCATTTGACGATATCCTGTTCACTCTGAAATACCGGCACATGATCGAGGAATTCAGGGTGCGGAACAACAACGCGGAGCACAGCCTGCACATCGAATTCCTGGACGAGGAGGAGCGACCGTGCGGATCGCTGCACATCGAGGCGCTGGCCTCAAACCCGGACGTGCAGGACAGCTTCAACGCGCCGATTGCCATATGCGACGAGGTGCACGCCTTCAAGAAGGCGGCGCAGTATAACCGCTTCCGCGAGGCGGGCAAGGCCTACACAAACCGGCTGTGCATCGGCATTACAACGGCGGGCGACGATATCAACAGTTTCAACTATCGCCGCCAGGAATACGGGATCAAGGTGGTCACCGGGCAGATCGTCGACGATTCGCTGTTTGTGTTCATCAGCCGCGCAGACCAGGACGAAAAGGGAAACGTGGACTACACGAACCCGATCCAGCATCAAAAAGCCAACCCGTCATACGGCGTGACCATCCGCCCGGCGGATATCCTGCAGGAGGCGCTGCAGGCACAAAACGACCCGCAGCAGCGAAAGGATTTTTTGAGCCGTTCGCTGGACATTTACACCACGGCGCTGCTGGCCTATTTCGATTTGGCCGAGTTCAAGCGAAGCGACGCAAAGCACGGCTGGACGATGGAGGAGCTGGCGAAGCTGCCGGTGCTATGGTACGGCGGAGCGGACCTTTCCCGCGTGCACGACCTGACCGCCGCGGCGCTGTACGGGGTTTATCAGGGCGTGGATATCATCATTACCCACGCATTTTTCCCGCTGCCGGAGGCGGCGCGGAAGGCCGAGGAGGACAGCATCCCGCTGTTCGGGTGGCAGGACGACGGCTGGTTGACGCTGTGCAACAGCCCGACGGTGAACTATGGCGACATTGTGCAATGGTTCATCGACATGCGGGCGGCGGGCTTTAACATCGTCGAGGTCGGACACGATGAAAAATTCGCTGGCGAGGAATACATCCCGCTGATGAAGCGGGCGGGCTTCAATGTGATTCACCAGCCGCAGCTGTATATGCTGAAATCCAAAGGCTTCAGGCATATCGAAAAAGCGGCGAAGGATGGCGCGCTGTACTACCTGCACAGCGAAGCCTATGAATACTGCGTGGCAAACGTCCGCGCCATCGAGAAAACCGACGACCTGGTGCAATATGACAAGGTGCAGCCAGAGCACCGCATAGACCTGTTTGACGCCAGCGTGTTCGCCTGCGTGCGCATGCTGGAGGGCACAGAAAAACGGGACCAGTACAAGGGCTGGTGGGGGTGAGTGATTGAGCAAGCGTAGACGGGCGACGGCGCGGGCCATGGAGAAGCGCAACGCGCCGGTAAACAGCGCGCTGGCGCTTTGGCTGAACGACGGCGATATATGCGTGCCGGGGTATACGCGGCTTTGCGATATTCCGGAGATCCAGACGGCCTGCCTGAGGATCGCGGAGCTGATCGGGAGCATGACCATATACCTGATGAGCAACACGAAGCAGGGCGACGTGCGGATCCAGAACGAACTGTCAAAGAAAATCGACATAACGCCATGCGACAACATGACGCGCAGCGAGTGGATGACGGCCATCGTGATGAACCTGCTGCTGTACGGCGCGGGGAATTCGGTGGTGGTGCCGCACACTCACAAGGGCATACTGCAATCGCTGGAGCCCATCGCGGCGGACCGCGTACAGTTCATGGCCGTGAACGGTTCGCGGCGGGATTACCGGATCATGATCGACGGCGTGGCGCGCAAGCCCGAGGACGTGCTGCATTTCACATACAACCCGGACCGGGAATTCCTGTGGAAGGGCCAGGGATTGACCGTGACGCTGCGCGATATCGCGCAAAACCTGAAACAGGCGCAAAGGACGGTCAACGCATTCCTTTCCAGCGAGTTCAAGCCATCGGTGATCGTGAAGGTGGCCGCGCTGGCGCCGGAATTCGCAAGCCCGGAGGGGCGGAAAAAGCTGATCGAGAGCTATGTGAAGCCGGATTCGCCGGGGCAGCCGTGGATCATCCCGGCGGGCGATTTCGCCGTGGAGCAGGTGAAGCCGCTGACGCTGGCGGACCTGGCCATCCGGGACACCATCGAACTGGACCGGCGGGCGGTGGCGTCCGTGGTGGGCGTGCCGACGTACATGGTAGGCGTGGGCGAGTTCAAACGCGACGAATGGAATAATTTCGTACAAACGAAAATCCGTGCCATCGCGCTGGGCATCCAGCAGGAGCTGACGCGCGGGCTGATCCTGTCGCCGGAATGGTATCTGAGGTTTAACTTCTGGTCGCTGCTGGACTACGACCTGAAAAGCATATCCGATATCCTGCAATCCGGCGGTGATCGCGGCTGGGTGAACGGCGACGAATGGCGCGACCGCATGTATCTGCCGCCGGCGGGCTTAAAGGAATACAGGGTCCTGGAAAACTATATCCCGTGGGATATGGCCGGGAACCAAAAGAAGCTGGTGCAGGAATGAAACTGACGCTGACATGCCCGCGGGCCAGCTACGACGGGCAAATGCGCATACAATGCGCGAGCGGAGGCCTGTGCGGCCATCAGCGATACAAGCCATGTAAGGGCTGGTGCGTGCTGACGGAGCAGGCGGGGCGGTGCCCATTGCGAACGAAAGGAGATAGCGATGAGCGAAAAGATGAGACAGCTTCGCGCTGTCGCCACTGAATTTACTACGAGGGAGGACGGCGAAACGCCCCACATCATGGGCTATTTCGCCGTTTTTAACAGCGTGTATGAGATCGGGCCGGGCATGAGCGAGAGCATCGCGCCCGGTGCGTTTTCCGACACGCTGGCGGGGGATATCCGCGCATTGGTCAACCACGACACGACGCTGGTGCTGGGGAGAACCAAGGCCGGAACGCTGGAGCTGCGGGAGGATTCGCGCGGGCTATGGGGCGACGTTTCGATCAATCCGAACGACCGGGACGCTATGAACCTGTATGAGCGCGTGAAGCGCGGCGATGTTGACCAGTGTTCCTTTGGCTTTGATATCGTCAAGCAGGACACCGAGGTCCGCGACGACGGCTCCGTGCATTGGACGCTGCGCGAGGTTGCGCTGTACGAGGTTTCCGCCTGTACCTTCCCGGCCTATGAGGCCACCAACATCTCCGCGCGGGCTGCCGAGCGCGACGACATCAACGCGAAGCGGCTGCAGGCGTGGAAAGCAAAAATGAAAGGAGTGCTGAAGCATGGCACTGAAGGCGCTGCTGCTGAAGAAGCAGATTGACAACAAGCGCAAGGCGCTGGCCGAGCTGAAGGCCAAGGACGCCGACTTCGCCACCCGCGAGGCCAAGCTGGCCCAGGCGGTGGAGGAGGTCACCGACGACGCCGAGAAGGCCGCGGTGGAGGAGGCGGTAAACGCCTTTGACGCCGAAAAGGCCGAGCACACCGAGGCCGTGGGCGCGCTGGAGCGCGAGATCAAGGGCCTTGAGAGCGACCTGGAGGCCGAGGAGGCCAAGCAGGACACGACCCCGCCCGCGGCGACGCCGCCGGCACAGAACGAACAGAGAGAGGAGAATAAAACCATGATCACCCGTGACGCCCGCATTCCGGGCATGACCCTGCGCGACAGGCTGGCGAACATCGTCACCCGCGAAGATTCCAAAAGCTTCCTGGCCACCGTGCGCGCCGCCATCGGCGAGAAGCGCGCCATCAACAACGTGGGCGTGCTGATCCCGGAGGTCTATCTGGATCTGATTCGCACCGAAATCGCCCACGCCAGCCGCCTGCTGCCCCATGTGCGTCTGCGCCCCGTTTCCGGAGACGCCGTGCAGAACATCGCGGGCTCCATCCCGGAGGCCGTTTGGACCGACTGCTGCGGCGCGCTGAACGAGCTCGACCTGGGCTTCAATCAGATCGAAGCGGGCTGCCATAAGGTCGGCGCTTATGTGGCGATCTGCAACGCCACGCTGGAGGACAGCGATATTTCGCTGGCCACCGAGATCGTGAACGCGCTGGGCGGCGCCATCGCCAAGGCGCTGGACAAGGCGATCCTGTTCGGAACCGGCGTGAAAATGCCGCTGGGCATCGTGACCCGCCTGGCCCAGACCTCGCAGCCCGCAGACTGGGGCGCGCTGGCACCGGCGTGGACCGACCTTCACACCAGCAACCTGCAGAAAATCAACATCGACAATGACACCGGCGCGGCCTTCTTCATTGCCCTGATTGAAAAGCTGGCCATCGCCAAGCGCAAGGACGCCGGCAGCAACGAGACGCCCGTGTGGGTGATGAACCGCAAGACCCACCTGCACATCATGGCCAAGGCCCTGGCCTTCAACGCCAACGCGGCGCTGGTGGCCAGCACCACGATGATGCCCGTGATCGGCGGCACCGTCGTCGAATTCGATGATGAGGAGATCGCGGACAATGAGATCATCGGCGGCTTCTTCGGGAACTATCTGCTTGCCGAGCGCGCCGGCGTGCGGTTTGCCAACAGCGACATCCCGCTGTTCATCCAGGATCAGACCGTGTACAAGGCGACGGCCCGCTATGACGGCAAGCCGATTTTCGGCGAGGCGTTCGTGGTGGTCAATTTCGCCAATACCGATGTGACAACCAGCAAGACCTTCCCGGAGGATTACGCCAACGCCGACATGAATGACCTGATCGTCACCGCGGCGGCGGGCAGCGCAATCGGCAAAACCGTGCTGACCGTTTCCGGCACCATCGCGCAGAGTAACCCGGTGCTGAGGTACAAGCTGGGCAAGCCCGCGGTGGAAGTGGGCGGCAGCGCGACCGGCTGGGATGAGCTGGTGAGCGGCACCACGGCCATCACCGCTGCGGCGGGCAAGATGATCACCGTGGTGGAGCTGGACGGCAACAATCGCATCGTCAGCACCGGCGTGGTGGCGTCCGTGCCCAAGACCAACTAATCGAATCCGGGGAGGTGTAACCCGTGGCTGACAACACTACGAGCGCCATCGACAGCGCGGCTGCGCTGGGGCTGCTGAAATCGAGGCTGAACCGGCTGCCGGGTGACACCTCGCTGGACGACATGCTGGGCCGCAGAATCGAATCGGCGGCCCAGCAGCTGACCGCCATCGGCATCAACCTGACGAGCGAGACGCGGGATCTGATGCTGGTGGTGGACCTGGCCGCGTGGCAGTACCAGAACAGGGACAAGCCCGGCGCCATGCCGGAGTGGCTGCGCTATGCGCGTTTTGAAAGGTGGCTTGAATGCGGTGTTACTGGATAGCGGCATCTGTACGGTGTACCGCAAGCGGAACACCGCCCAGCCCGGCGGCAAGCCGACGTTTGAAAACGTGCAAATCCACCGGGGATGGTATGGGGAGCTCAGTTTTGAGACAACGCCCATGCGCCCCACGGAAAAACGCGAGGAGGTACGCACGGACGCGCGGGTGCGCATCCTGCAGAACCGGAATATCGCCAACCATGACCGGGTGGAGCTGCTGTCAAACCTGAACGTGGGCACCGTGTACGAGGTGACGCGGGCCTATCACGGGCGGGACGACGAGAGCGGCGAGCTGATTACCGACCTGAGCCTGGAGGTGGTGACGCCGTGACGGTGGAGGAGATCAAGGCCATTGTGGTAGC